AGAGTAGCAGCATTGGAGGGAGCATGAGTAAATTAAAAGTTGCAGCATTACAAGGATTAAGTGCATCAAGTGATGCGATCACATTAGCTAATGATGGAACGTGTACTGCTAATATTACTAATAACCTAAGTAATAGACGGCTCACTATTAACGGAGCAATGACCATAGCCCAACGTGGAGTGTCATCAACATCTACTGGGTATTATACTGTTGATAGATTTGTCGCCAGTTGGGGTGGTACAGATGAAGCTTGTACTCAAGAACAAGTTGACATTGCAAGTGGAACAACTCCTTATACATTAGGTTTTAGAAAAGCATTTAAAATTACTAATGGAAATCAAACAAGTACTGATGCTAGTGACATAGTTTATTATGAACATCACATAGAAGCTCAAAATATTGCAAATAGTGGTTGGAATTATACATCTAGTTCAAGCAACATAACATTATCTTTCTGGGTAAAATCAAGTGTTTCTCAAGATTTTAAGGGGTATTTACGAACAGCTGATGGAACATCTCAGATATATCCATACTCAACTGGTACACTAAGTGCTAATACTTGGACAAAGATTACCAAGACGATTCCAGGTAATTCTAATTTACAGTTTGATAATAATAATGAATCTGGATTACAATTATATCTTTGGCCGTATATAGGAACTACTTATACAGATGCAGGGGTAACAGAACATGCTTGGACTGCATATGCTTCTGGAACAAGAACACCAGTATCAGCTACAACATGGTGGACAACAAATGATGCTACAATCGAAATCACAGGAGTTCAGCTAGAAGTAGGAGATCATCCGACCTCGTTTGAATTTCTTAGCTACGGTCAGGAGCTTCAGCTTTGCAAGAGATATTACCAACAATATGTAAATCTTATGGGTGCAGGGATTGTGCCTGATAATAGTTCGAAATCATATAATCATGGTTTTAATTTCCCTGTAGAATTTAGGTCAACACCTTCTTTGACAACTACTAATACAGGTAGCAATGGTGGTCAAATCATTACTGATGGCTCAACAAACGCAAGTGTTACTAGTCTTTTAAGTTCCCTTATGAATACAGAATCAGCACATATTGATTTTAATATAACAGCAGATTTAGTAAACTTCAGACCTGCAATGTTAGGTCAACCACAATCTTCAACTTATAATACTACTTATAAATTTTCAGCAGAACTTTAATTATGGCATATCCTACAAATCCTATCTATAAATTAGTAAATCACCCTGTAACTGGAGAACTTTGCAATATTAAAATAAAAAAGAATAATGAGGATTGGTTTATTCCAATAGACGAAGCAAACACAGATTACCAAGAGTACCTAGAATGGGTATCAAAAGGTAACACCCCAGAGGAGGCTGATTAATGGGACTAACCAAAGCACAAGCTGCTGGACTTGCTGATACTGCTGTTAGTGCAGGTAGTTATGGTTCTGCAACTGCTATTCCAGCTATTACAGTTGATGCACAAGGTAGGATAACTGCTGCATCCACCAACGCCATATCAGCAGGTGGAGAGACAGATTCTATATTTCAAAATCCAACAACAGCTACAGGAAATATTACTGTTGGCAATGGTAAAAACGGTATGGTTGCTGGCGAATTTTCATTAGCGACTTATACTTTAACTGTACCTTCTGGTTCAACATTTACGGTGGTTTAGATGGCAGTATCAATCAACGGAAATACAGGAGTAGTAACAGGTTTAGCTCAGTTACCAGATTCTGCTATGAGTGCAGGGTCTATTATTCAAGTTGTTTCTACTGTTCTGACAAGTGCTGCTTCTTTTAATGTTGGTAATGGTGCAACTGATAATATTACAGGTTTAAGTGCTTCAATAACACCTTCTTCAAGTTCAAATAAAATTTTAATTATGTATTCTATTTCTTATGACATTAGTAATATTAGTGCAAAAGGTGGGTTTAGAATAAAAAGAGGTAGTACTGTAATTGGTAATGGTGATTCTGCTGGTAATAGATATTTAGTTAACTGTGGATATAGTTCTAATAATAATGAAGATCAAGCTCTCATGTCGTGTTCAAACAACTTTGTTGACTCGCCATCTACAACAAGTGCAACAACATACCAAATGTGTATGCATGGTGGAGGTACAACACAAGATATTTTTATAAATAGAGCGAGATCAGATGGTAATGAAAGTGATGACCCTAGAGCAGCATCTAGTTTAATTTTAATGGAGGTGTCAGTTTAATGAAATACGATCATAACGCTATTCGTAAAGCCTATCCAAATTGCAAATCAATTATTGATTCAATAGGTGCTTTTGATGAAAGTGGTAATCCTATATCACTTGACCAATCAAAAATAGATACTGCAAGAGCAACACTAGATGCTGAAGCTGCTGCAATAGCTTATCAAGGCCAACGTAAAGCAGAGTATCCAAGTATTGAAGATCAGCTTGATAAGATTTATCATAGTGGTGTGGCTGGTTGGAAAACTACTATTAAAGCTATTAAAGACAAGTATCCTAAACCATGACAGGAAAGATAAAGCTAAACGCAACATCAGGTGGAGGTTCAGTAAGTTTTCAAGCACCTTCTTCAACAGGTGATGATCGTATTATTACGTTACCTACAACTGCTGATGGAACGGTACTGACAACAACAAACCCAAAGACAGGGAATATTATTCAAGTTGTTCAACAAACTAAAACAGGTACTTCATCATTTAGTATTGCTTCTGGAGCTACATATGATCATACTCAATTTGCAGCTTCTATAACCCCAACATCTACTTCCAGTAAAATACTGGTACAAATAATGGTTAATCATGGTACTTCTAGTAATCAAATTGTAGGTATTAGACTTATGATTAATGGTGTTTGTCCAGATGCAGCTAAAGGTAATGCAAACGGAAGCAGAGCTAGACTTACAGCTAGTTATCATGCTGAAGAAACAGCAGGGTGTACTGTATTACCTATTACTTTTTTACATTCTCCAAACTCTACTTCTCAACAAACATATAACTTAAATTACCGACACAATTCAAGTTCAACCAGAACACATTATATAAATAGAAGTCACGATGATAATAATGCTTCTGGAAATGGAATGGGACCCAGGCCTATGTCTACTATTATCCTTCAAGAGGTAGCAGGTTAATGGTCATCTTCTATAATTTAAAGTAAACACTATGTCACTCGATCACGAAGCTATTTACAAAGCATACGGAGGTACAGTTGTTAGTATCGATGATGATACTGGAGCATTTGATAAAGATGGTAAGTCTGTAACTCTTGAGCAAAGCAAGATAGATGCTGCACGAGTCACATTAGACGCTGAAGCTGCTGCTGTTAAGTACAAAACCGATAGAACAACAAATGGGGAAACTATTTACGCTTCTTTTGGAGATCAACTTGATATGTTGTATGCTGACATGAAGGCAGGTAAACTAGATACAACTGGAACGTGGGCGACCCACATCAAAGCAGTTAAAGACGCTAATCCCAAGCCATGAGCAGTAGATTAATTGTTAATAGTATTAGGCATACAGGAGCATCAGGAGATGCTGTAAGCCTTGCCAATGACGGTACTTGCACAGCAAATATTACATCTGTTAATGGTGGTCAACTAGGTAATAGAAGATTAAATATCAATGGAGGATTTCAAGTTTTTCAAAGATCAACTTCAGCTACAGGTGTCGGATCAAGCGAAGGCTACTTTGCTCCTGATAGATACCAACAGAAAGGTACAGGAAATATGAGATATACAGCTTCACAAAGTACAGATGTTCCAGCAGGGTATGGATTTTCAAATAGTTTAAAATATGATTGCACAACAGCAAGCGGTACTGTAGATGCAGGGCATTATGTTGCTATAGAACACAGAATGGAAGGGCAAGACGTACAAGTTTTCTGCAAAGGAACAGCACAAGCAAAACAATTTACAATTTCTTTTCATGTAAAATCTCCAAAAACAGGTGTACATTGGGTTGAGTTTTATGATGATGACAATGATAGGCACGTTTGTAAAAGCTATACAATTAGTTCAGCTAACACATGGCAAAAAATAAGTTTAACTTTTCCAGCCGATACAACAGGTGCTTTTCCAAGTGATAATGGATCAAGTTTAAGAATTTTCTTTTGGTTAATGGCTGGAACAACTTATACAGGAGGAGGAACACCACCATCAACATGGGCAGCTTTTACTGCTAATAAGAGAGCTACAGGACAGGTAAATGTTTTTGATAGCACTTCAAATGACTTTTTTATTACAGGAATACAATTAGAAGTAGGCAGCGTGGCAACAGATTTTGAGCATAGATTACATGGCCATGAACTTGCTTTATGCGAAAGATATTATCAAGATAGTTTTGAGTATCATCATCTAAACGCATCAAATGGTGAAAGTGATAGATGGATTCGATTTAGAACGGAGATGAGAGCTTCTCCTACTGTTACTACATCACCAACTAATAGTGTTAGTTTTGGTGTACACGTTACTACGTCAAATGGATTTTCTGGCGATGGATCAGGAAATAGTCACGCTAATTTTAATTTAGGATGGACAGCATCAGCGGAGCTTTAATTATGATTTACACAACTTACAAAAAATATAAATTAAAAGATGGAACGGTAAATGAAAATGCTATTTTAGTTCCAGCAACTTCAGAACACCCAAATATTTATATTCCAAAAGATGAAACAAATAGCGACTACCAAGACTACTTGGAATGGGCTAAAACTAACACAATAGAGGAGGCAGACTAATGACCAACCCATTAGATGATCTAATCAAGCAGTACGAACAACAGCTTATTAGTATTCAAACTCAAAAAGAAGAAGCTAAACGTGCTTATGAGATTGCCTGTAAAAATGAAGACAGGTATCAAGGTGCAATCTTAGGTGTAAAAGATGCACAGGCACAATTATTATCTACAAAAAACCAAGAACAGGAAATAAAACCTTCAGACGCAAAACAAGCTAAAACTTAACTTTTCTTCTCGATCATTTGACGGTGAATTAGACCCATCGTGACGTAGAGAGGAGATAGACCTATAATTAAAAATAATGAAGCTAATGTCATAAGTGACATGGCTCTAATAATTGCTAATTTAACCATGAGAAAAGTATTAGATGCTTTAACTATCGTAACTACGATCCTTGTGTTAGGAATCTTAGGCGGTGGTTTCTTTACATTCAAGTATGTAACTTCTGAACAATTTAAAGCAAAAATTATGAATGAAGTTTTAGGTAATGTAAAAGGTATTATGCCTGATGTATTAGGGAACTCGCTACCTTCTACAACTGGAGCATCAATACCAGCACCTGTTAATCTACCATCACAAAAATGAAATGTTATTGGTGTGATACAGAATTAATAATAGGTGGAGATGTAGATATTGAAGAAGATATGGGTGGATATCCTGAGTTTTCTGTAATGACTAACTTGTCTTGTCCTAAATGTTTCTCAGAAGTGGAAGTGCGTAAAAAGAGAGATGCGTATGACTGAAATACGAGAAATATATATTCCAGAAATATTTATTCCAGAGATATACAAACCTGATATTCCTAACGTGACACAATATTTAGAAATAAATCCACCAGGTTGTACTTATGGGCATAGAGACATAAAAAATACAGGTAATCATAATTTATTACTAGAAGATCCAAACGGTGTATATACAATATGCGATTTTACCTTTCCTAGTTTTATACCTCCTGTTTATAATCCTAATCAGATGACAATTGTAGAAGAACCTTTACCCTCAAACAGTAGTGAACCTAATATTCCAGAAACTGAAACTCCTAATATTCCAGAAAAAGAAGAAAACAATGACATTGTAATCCCAGAATGCCCTGGTTCAAAAGATCAGCGCGTAGGAGATTTTCGTAACGATAAAAAAATTGAACGTGTTATTGGTCATAAATTGTCTGATAATAAACAAGAATGTATAACTCTTTATGAAGACGTACCGTTCAAAGATCAGTACATACCTTCTGCCCCTCAGTTTGTTGGGGTATTTAGCTTGGCTTTGGTTGGTGCATCTGCTCCCCTTGTTTTACAACTTGTACGGCCGTTAGTTAAACAGGTTATTTCAAAGATAAGTAAGTCAAAAGAGCCAAAATCGAAGGTATAAACATAAGCAGACTTTTTTACAAGCCCCTTATAGGCGATTCTGAAAGGGCTATTTTTATTGTTTTACGTCAATTTTGTGTGTATGAGGTATAACTTGGTTTGGAGGTATTGAAACAACTATTCCCTCGCAAGTGACTGCATACTTACCTGTAAATTGTACGCCCAGACGCGCTTGTTCTCCGCAAATCTTAAGTCGATATAATTCCATTTCCATTTTTGTTTTTTCTACTAATAATTTTTGTGCATCTATATTTACTTCAGTAGCCTTGTGGCAAAGAGCAGGGGCTTTTCCTAAAGGTATGCTTATTTGAGCCGAAATACCATAATTAAGGTTGTAATTATCTTTTTCAAATCTAGGAGTTTTTGTCGTATATTTTACATCACCAGTATTCTCGTCATATATTTCTTGATAAGTATATTCTTCTATAGGGCGGTTAAAGCTCCACGCATCAGTTAAATATGGAGTAATAGTGAGGGTGGGAGAAGAACAGACAATACCTTGCGACATCTTAAATTGTGGATGGCTAGATGGGGTTATCATTGTGGCATTGTTGTTAACGACTCCTGTACTTTGTGACGAGGGCGATGCAACTGTGGTATTAGCTAATGTTCTTGCAGGGGATAATATAAAGGCTATTGCCCAAAGGTACTTGTAGATTCTGTTGTTGTAGAAGTTGTAATTGTTCTTGTGATTGTGGTTACCGTGTCTAAACCAGGCGCCATTACGCTTTCTACTAAACTGAATGAACTGCCTGGTGTTGCGACTTGCCACCTTGGGCTTGATGTTCCGTCTAAAGAAGTCCAAGTAAAGTTTACTCCTCCAACAGTTTGTTCATTGACACTTGTAGATGTCGGATTAATGTAACCATTAATATCAGTTGATTCTATATTGTGACCCGATACGCTAAACGTATAACCAGTTCGATACTGATAGCTAGTTATAGTTTCATTTATAACAGATTCAGAAGTCGAGTTTGTCGTACTTGACCCGGATCTGAACTGAGGCACTACAGGGGTAGCAAAAACCTTTATCGGGTATATGAATACTAGCAGTAGCCAGAGTTTAGTCAATTGTAATGGTCACAGTAGTAGATCCAATACAGCTAGTGCCACTTCCCCCAGCGCTGCAAGTATGAATTCCAGAGCTAACACTTGTCAAACCAAGGCTGCCAGCAGTACCACCTGAGATCACAGTAGTTTGACCTCCAAGCACAGGCAAAGTTGCTATTCCAGAACTAGGTGTGATAGCAGATTGTGTTCCGTCACCAGCTTGATATGTTTCTGAGAGAGAAAAAGCTGATCCAGCAGTTGTTACTGTTTTATTTGTATGTATTGCGTTTGGTGCGCCATTGCTTCCAAAGCTCCCAAGATTTAATCCACCAATGGCATTAGTAACAACACTATCACCTGTTCCTGTAGATGTGGTGATATTGTTACCGCTTATGCTATAGCTCGATGGCGCAGCATTTGTAATTACATAAGGTGAGTCTATGGAAATTTGTGCAGATGTCACATATTTAGTTGTAATCTCTGCATATGTTGGACTTGCTGCAACTGCAAAAAGAAATGGAAGTAGCTTTTTCATTTTTTTGTGGGATCAACTTTAATTACGTCAGGTTTTGTTGTGACGATTTCTAATGGTTGCTTTATTATTATAGTTTGTGTGCCGTTAGAGGCGTTACCAATATTACCATTCTCTTCTTCTTTCTTTTTCTTCTTAGCTCCCTGCGCTGCATTAACGCTTATACCTAATCCACCTAAAATATTACCTAATAATCCAGCAGCAAAAGTACTATCAACTCTCGGCTGGTCTGGTATGTCCATTCCAAATAATCTATTAGGTAGTTTTATATATCCTAAAGACAACACTAATAAACACCAAGTTAAAATAAATGCCTGTGCAACAGTAGAAACTAAAAAGGTAATTTTTTCCTGATAGTCAGGCTTGTCATCTTCTATTTGTTTATTCTTTTGTGGTATATCTTTGATTTTTTCTTTTTCCATAGGGTTTTTCTGTATAATAGGCATAGATCGAGGACTCGTAAAGTGGTAGAGGTAGTTGCAGCAGTAGGTGGGGCGTTATTGACAGCTTGTTTTGTATCTGTTGGTTCTATCTCTTATCGCGGCAGACAATCGCGCGATGATCTCGTGCGAAATACCACAGCGATAGAATTGTTAACAACAAAAATAGATGATATGCACGATGATATGAAAGAGGTATTTCATCGTTTAAAAGAAGTAGAACTTGCAGTTGTAGAGATTAAGCCAAGAAGGTAATTAGTGTTTAAAGATTTAATTTGGGTAAAAGAACAATCATTAACACAAGATTTTTGTAATCAAGTTCTTAATAAATTTGAAACTGATCCTTACAGAAAAGCAGGGAAAGTAGATCAAAACAATCCTAGAATTGATAAAGACTTAAAAGTAACGATAGACACTACTATTACAAATAATATTTCATGGAGAGAAGAAGATGAAATTTTATATAAAGCTTTAGGTAAAGCATTATATGAATATGAAATCCATCTACAAAAGACTTCTAAAGGAAAATGGAATCTACATCCTTCTAATGGTTACCAAGTAAAAGATACAGGATATAAGGTACAGAAGTATGAACCTAATGGCTTTTATAATTGGCATCACGATTGGTGTATGCACGAAGGATGGTCTAGGATTTATACTTACATCTGGTATATGAATACAATAAAAGAAGAAGATGGTGGCTGGACAGAATTTATTGACGGTACAAGAATACAACCTAAAGTCGGAAGCATATTATTTTTCCCTGCAACTTGGACTTATGTTCATCGTGGCTATACAACAAAAGTTCCTAAGTACATAGTAACTGGCTGGATTTATGCAAGACCATAAAAAAAGACCCCTATTGCTAGAGGTCTAGTTCTTGTGAATATCTAGTGTTGCCTTGTTTCCACTAGTCACTCACAAGTTCTCACACACGCCGGTACACTAACACAAAAAAAAGCCCCCTGCGTGGGGGCTGTAACATTACTGTTTTATCCAGTAACCATAAACACATCTGGTTTCTCCTCTACTAGGATCATAGGTGTCGTTTATAACGCCATCTATAACTGCACAGTAGTGGCGAGTAACTCTTGCGATAATTCTGCCTTTTGGTAACTCATCTGATTTTAGATGTACCTTGCATCCTGTACCGATACCCATAGTAGAAACCCACTTGAAGCCTAATGACTTCATGTAGTCTTTAAACCACTTGCGAGTAGTGCTAATACCACGCCTTGCTGTTTTCTTGCCATCACTTTTTGCGGATCTTTTAGTAATCCTTTGAGTAGCGTTACCTTCTGCAAGTCGATCATAGACTTGCTTGTATGGTAACTCTGCTGCGATTGCTACGGCTCTAGTAACACAGTCTCCTGTGCGTCCTTTGTAACCAGCTTTGGCTCTACCGCCATCATTGAAATTAAATTCCATAATAAAATTTAAGATGTAAAGTGTAATTAAATTGTCGAGTTGCAATTAGCCGATGCTTCCACCGGCTATCCTTATTATAAAGCCAACTAATCAGGAATAGGATTTTAGTGTGCCACTAATTTAATTGGCACACTAGTTTTCCGTTTAGATTTTTTTTCTAATTTATAGTAGTATTTAAATAAGTCGGGAAGCCTGATGATCTATGCAAAGCGGATCTGAAAGCCATACGATCCTTGATATGGGATTAAAGCAGGGCAGTCTTAAGAGTTCGACTGACCAATCTCCCGATCTTTCTTTATCTTAAAAATTATGCTTAAAATTATTGAACCTATTTTATTTGCATTCCTCCGTGGGTCAGCAATAAAAAAACTCGCACTTGATATAGTACGAGCAATGGTTAAGAAGACTGATAATACAGTTGATGACAGGCTTTGCGATGCTTTAGAAAGAGCGCTATTTCCTGGTAGATAATTACTTTTTCTTCTTTTTCTTTTTTGGAGGTCTGCCGACCTTACTTCCGTAAGTTCCTTTTCCTGATGGCATGATGTTGTAAATAACTATTTATATAGTAAGATATAAAACCTCACATATCCATAAATGCATAGATTAACTTTTGTAAAGTGTCCTAAGTGCAGAAAAGTAACTAGACAAAAAGTTATTGACTCACAAAGAAATTCAAAAAAAACAATTGTTAGAAGAAGATTATGTATGGTTTGTGAGCATAGATGGCATACTAGTCAAACTCCAGAAAGAATAATAAATGATCGAAAAGCTGGCTATCTCAGGGCAAGCTAGCTATTGTTAGTACATGAGACTACAAATGCCTTGGTCTGGTTGGTTCAGTAACCAAGCTAAAAAAAGGAAAAAAGTAGAGCCTTGGGTAATGGCTGACGTATCCTATGAGGAAGAATTGCATATTGAGATAGTACTTAGATCAATAGTTAATTACATTGATCCTGATGAAGTACCAGATTTAATAAGTGCTTTTGCAAAAGAAAATTATCGTCTTGTTAAAATTATTCAACAAGCTGGCGAACATATTGACAAAATAAACGCTAAATCTTCTTCTCCCAAAAGTAAGCGCAGTCTTTAGCCCATATACCGCCACTTGCTTTTCCTTCTGGCATTCCTAGGCCGCATTCAGCCTTAATAACCAAATGATGAATGCAATCTATGCATAACGGATGATCTCTGCTCATACACCTAGCATCTGCATATAGATATTCTGCTTCTATTAGCGCTGGCTCTAATTCTTTTGCAGTTAATGGCAAATTAAGTTTGCCTTTTTTTGTTTTTATTTTTACACGCCAAACAGTAGGTTTCTCTTCATACAGCACCATGCGTCCAGCATGATACCTAAGAGATGCCACTATTTAGTCCAAACTCTGCCGTCAATAGTTTCCCAATCATCTGGTGGTGTAGTAATCCATTGCCTTTTTCCATTTATAACCCTAAACACATGATTACCGCAACATACAATTTCTCCTAAGTTGTTTTGCTGCTTTTTCTGCCTCTGATTTTGTCTCGTATAATCTACCGACATAAACTTTTTGTCCATCAAAATACCAAGGTCTAAATTTTGCTGTAAGTCCATAATATATCGGGTTGACTCCGATTTGTCCTTTGCAGACTAAATGTGTGATATACAAGATTTATTTCTTTTCCCAACACTTAATTAATATCTTTAATTCTTTTATGCGCTTCTGCGCGGCTTCTATTTTTTCTTTAGTTTTCATTAGTAACCTAATTTTTCTTTTCTAATTGCTAATTTACAAAGTTCTGGCTTATATGAGATGCCTCTACCAACTGTTCGTATCCAATGTATGTTTTCTTTTAATACACCATTTTTTCGATATTTAACTAAAGAAGCTTCAGATTTTAATCCCATCATACCAGCAGCAGTTAATTGTTGATAAAAACCTTTGCTTGCATAATATTTTCTTTTATAAGGGTCAAAAGGATCGCTTTTTGGTTTACTATCTTTTTCAGATTGTTTTATCTCACTACCTAAAAAGTTATACATACTTTTTAGTCTTCTTAATTGTTTTGGATTTTTATCGGATTGTGCAATCATTTTTAATGTTAAAAGACTAAATTGTTTAAAATCTTTTTCAAATTTCTCTTCTTCTGTAAGTTTTTGTTTTTTCATTAGTCAACTATCTCCCACTTACAATCTTTCCATCTTGCTTCTACATACTTAATGGCTTTCTTTTTGTTTTCTGCATAGGTTGTTAGTTTCATAGGGCAATTGCCAACATTATTAACAATAAACCTATATTTTCTAGTTTTACTGTCTTTTTCTGGTCTAGTTACGCCCTCCATATCAGGCGGCATATCTAGGATTTCTTTGTCAGGAAAGTTGTTTGATCTCATTGTTCTTGCGTGGGTTTGGTTAATGTTCTTGCGGAGGAGTGGATATATCAGGTTTCTGTAACCTG